GTCGCAGGAACACCAGTCGCACAAACAGACTACTTCGAAGTCCCAGTCACTTTCGTGTCATCTGGTGGCGTGGGCACGACCAACTTTTCAAACAACCACAACCTTATCGTTGCGATTATCACAACAGGAACAGTCGGACCAACAGGTGCGACAGGCCCAGCGGGTGCAACAGGCGCAACTGGGGCCACAGGCCCTGCAGGCGCAACTGGAGCAACTGGCCCACAAGGTGAAATCGGACCAACTGGGGCAACAGGCCCAGCAGGTGCAAATGGAGCAACAGGCGCAACTGGCCCACAGGGTGAGACTGGAGCGACAGGCGCAACTGGCCCAGTCGGCGCAACTGGCCCACAAGGTGCGACAGGTGCAACTGGCCCACAAGGTATTCAAGGAATCCAAGGCGTTCAAGGAATCCAAGGTGAAACTGGAGCCACAGGTCCAACAGGCCCACAAGGTCCAACAGGCCCCGAAGGTGCTACAGGCCCAGCTGGCGCAACTGGCGCTACTGGCCCACAAGGAGTTCAAGGCGACACTGGAGCCACTGGTCCAACAGGTCCAGCTGGAGCCACTGGCCCACAAGGTCCGACTGGCGCCACTGGCCCACAAGGAATCCAAGGCGACACTGGAGCCACTGGCCCTACAGGAGCCTCAGGCCCAGCGGGTGCCACTGGAGCAACAGGCCCAAGCGGTTCCACTGGCCCAACAGGCCCGACTGGTCCGCAAGGCGGCGACAATCCAGTCGTTGACTACTTGGACGGCGGCACTTCTGCGCTTTGGGGAGATGCGATTTACAACGCAGAGACATCTGGCACCACAACTTGGACCTACACGATAGACGCTGGGGCGTCTGTTACAACATTCTAGCCCAAAGAGAGAGCAGCTAACATGACATCAAGACTCCAACAACGCCGAGATACAGCGGCAAACTGGACAAGCAACAACCCAATCCTTGCTGCTGGTGAAATCGGACTTGAAACCGACACCACAAAATGGAAAATGGGCGACGGTGCAACTGCTTGGAGCTCACTTGCCTACGCTTACTCAGCAGGCGCAACAGGCCCAACAGGTGCAACAGGTGCGACAGGTGCAACAGGCCCAACAGGCGCCACAGGTCCAGCTGGCGCGACAGGTGCAACAGGCCCAGTCGGCGCTACAGGTCCAACAGGCGCTACAGGTCCAACAGGTGCTACAGGTCCAACTGGGGCCACAGGCCCGACAGGCGCTGGTGGCGTTGAGAACGTTAATGCGCAAACAGGCACGACTTACACTTTTGTACTTACAGACCGTGATGACCTGGTTACGGCCTCGAACTCATCTGCTCAAACGTACACAATCCCGTTAAACTCCTCTGTTGCTTTCCCAACTGGAAGCCTTGTCAATCTCATTCAAATAGGCACTGGACAAGTGACTGTGCAAGGTGACAGCGGCGTTACACTCCTTTCAACGGGTGCAACAGCAGCCACCCCAAAAACTAGGGCGCGGTATTCAGTCATCACTTTAATCAAAGCGGGAACCGACGCTTGGTATGCAACGGGTGACATAGTTTAATGCCAATCTTAGGAATCACGGCTTCGAGCATAACAACGAACCTGTATGTTAACTCGTATGAGTCAATCGCTACCATCACCTCGTCGGGCGCAACGAACTTGATTGAGTTCACTGCGATTCCAACCACTTATACGCATTTACAAGTTCGCATTTTTTCCCGCTCTGCTCGTTCAGCCACAACAGACACGGTTTACATTCGTTTAAACTCTGATGCTACCAGCAATTACTCGTGGCATCGTTTGCGCGGAAATGGAACTAGTGCGATATCTGGTGGGTATTGGCCTGATGGCGTCATGTTTGCAGGTGAAACCCCAGCCGCGTCGGCCACATCTGGCATTTTCGGCGCTTCTGTTGTTGACATACTTGACTATGCGAATACAAACAAAAACAAAACCATTCGGTCTTTGGGTGGCTATGACGCTACTGGTTCTGGTATGGCAGAACTCTACTCGGGCGCGTGGTATTCAACTACTGCTGTTTCAGCACTGACTTTTGCCAACTATTCGTCAGGCAACAACTTTGCAGCTGGCACTGTGTTTGCTCTTTATGGAATAAAAGGAGACTTGTAATGCCAAGCACCTACACGCCGATTAGTGCCACAGTCTTAGCTTCAAACACCTCAGCCGTTGTTTTTAGCGGCATTCCATCAACATACACCGACTTGGTATTAATCACCAACTTCGGTGGCACTGCTGGATTTAACAACCAAATCACGATTAATTCTGACACTGGAACCAATTATTCAGAAACGGACCTAGGCACAAACGGCGCGACGGCTAGCAGCGCTAGTGTGTCGAATGTGGCCTTTATACGAGCTGGGTATATTGACACTTCTGCTGAAAGAGCGATGTCTATGGTCAACTTTATGAATTACGCCAACACAAGCACGTACAAGACAGTTTTAATTAGATGGGACAGCAACTCGTACACGTACGCACGGACTTCTTTGTGGAGAAGCACTAGCGCCATTACCGCAGTTACATGCACATCGGGTGCTGGGGCGTTCACGGCAGGTTCGACATTCGCGCTCTATGGAATAAAGGCGGCATAAATGGCCAATACAATGAAAGCGTTGCAAACCGTGACTGTTGGCGCTGGCGGCGCTGCGTTTATCGAGTTCACCAATATCCCACAAACATATAACGATTTAATCATTAGACTTTCGTCGCGTGACCTTGCTGTCAACAATTACGGGCCCGTTAGGGTGTTTTTTAATGGTGCTGATTCTTTTCTTACCTTAAAAGCGATTTATGGGTTTAACAGCGGCGTTGGTTCTGAGAATCTTGCCCAAAACCGAATTGGCTACACCACTGCAGAAGGAGCTGTTGCAAGCACGTTTGGCAGTGGCGATTTGTATATTCCCAACTATCTGTCTAATTACACTTACAAGCTTGGGTCAGCGGTTGGCACAAGCGAACTTAAAAATAGTACACAAGCCGTTACGAGTTTTAACGCCAACCTGTACTCGTCTAATACAGTAATCTCATCAATTAAACTCACACCAGACGTAGCGAATTGGGCTCAATACACAACGGCGACACTTTATGGCGTGTTTAACTCAAGCACCAACACCATTCCTAACGTTCCGACCATAGGAACAGCATCAGATGGTGGCACTGGCACTACTGCGTCGGTTGCGTTTACTGGCGTGTCTGATGCTGCAAGCTACACGGCAACATCAACACCAGGCTCGTTTACAGCAACTGGAACAACAAGCCCAATAGTCGTGTCGGGGTTGTCGGCTGGCACTGCCTACACATTCACAGTCAAAGCCAACAACCCACTCGGTTCAAGCGCGGCGTCTGCAGCTTCTAACAGTGTCACTCCAACTGTCCCTGTTATCCCACTGCTTGGTGCTTGGACCACAGCTGCAACCACAGTTCCTTCATCAGCGCAAGACGGTTATTACGGCGTGAGCTTGGTAAGCAGCGAACCAAGAGTCTTCTCGTTTGGTGGCGGTCGCACTGACATCAGCTACTATAACAATGGCTTTGGTGGCACTTGGACTCAGAGCGGTGCAAACCGTCCTGCTGGCCAAGGCTTAGGTTCATCGTCAAAGTCTATGACCAATTCAGGGTTGTTCTACACCTACGGCGGCGATACTGGCACTCAAACCCTGTGCTATTCAACTTCAACTGGTGGCTCTTGGACAACGCAAGCAAGCGTTAGCTACAACGCTGGCTGGTCTGACGGGTGCTATTTTACGCAGTCAGGAAACAACTACTTGATAGCTGCATGTGACTACCCATCGGGCACTCCCGCTGCTAGGGCAAGCGTTGCGTCTAACGGCACTCTGAGCTGGAGCAATATAACAGCTTACCCTGTTTATGCTTCTGCCGTCAGATTCGCCCGCTTGACCAGCGTTGCTGTCGGCATGGGTGGATTCACTTCAACATCATTGTCAGGTTTAAGGGCAGATGTTTATTCGTACAGCGCTTCTGCCAATTCTTGGACGAGTCAGACTTCGCTGCCTTTCACTCCTAGTGGTGGCTATATCCCTGCTGCTTCTCTTGTTGGCCCAGCCGACAGCCGAATATACGTTGGCAGTGGAACATCTCTTTGGTCAAGAGGCGACTCATCTGGCACTTGGAGAAGTGAAACAGCGACACCAAACACTTGGGCACAAGGTTGGGGCACTGTTTCATCGAGCGGAAGCTACAGACTACAATTATCAAACGCTGGAAATACCTTTTTCCAAACAGTCCTATAAGGAGACAAAATGGCGATACCTACATACACGACAAGAATCACCAACGATGGCGGCAAAATAACCGCGTGGGTGGACAAAGACGGACTGCTTTGCATCGAGCAACCAAATGCTCCTGAAAAGTTAAGTTCAGGAGACACCTGGGCTTCTGTCGAAGAAGCACAAGCGTGGGCAGACGAGCATGCTGCGTTGCTTACGCAGCTAGCAGTTGATGCTGAGGCTGAGTCGATGGCTAAAGCCGAAAAAGAGGCGCTAGAAAACGCTGCACGCCAGGCCATTTTAGACAACGCAGCAAAGGTTGACGAAATCCACGCCATGCTGACCGCATTGACTAGCAAGGAGTAACAATGAGCGAGCCAATGGTAATAGAAATGAACTGCGCAACTGGTGAACAAATCGAACGTCCAATGACAACAGAAGAGATTGCTCAACGTGCTGAGACTATAAAGCAATTCGAAGCACGTGCAGCACAAGAAGAAGCTCTTGCGAAAGCTAAAGCCGCAGCAAAAGCATCGGCAGAAGCAAAACTTGCAGCTCTTGGCCTAACAGCAGAAGAAATCGCAGCACTCTAATGAACAAGGTCGGGGGACCAATGAGATTTCACGTTGTAGCACTGCCTCACACACAGGTCACAAAAGACTTCACAAGTTGCGCATTCACTGAAAAAGTGCGGCGCTTCTGCATCATGATGACAAACCTCGGCCATGAGGTCATTCTTTATGCTGGCGAGGAAAACGAAGCACCAGTGGCAGAGCTCGTCACTTGCATCAACGAGAAACAACGCGCCGCAGCAACGGCTGGCGGCCACTACACCACGGCTTCATTTGACACCACACTGCCGCATTGGCAGATATTCAATGCGAACGTGATTCGTGAAATGGGCAAACGGCTAGAGCCTAAAGACTTCATTTGTCTAATCGGCGGCTATGCACACAAACCGATTGCAGATGCTTTCCCTGACCACATGTCAGTTGAGTTCGGCATTGGCTATGGCGGCACATTCGCGAGATACCGCGTTTTCGAGTCCTATGCGTGGATGCACTCAATCTATGCGGGCTACACCAACCCGACTACCGTGGACGGCAACTTTTTTGATGCTGTAATACCAGGATACCTAGAGCCTGAGATGTTTCCTGAGGGAAACGGCAACGGCGACTACTATTTTTTCATTGGCAGACTTATTGAGCGAAAAGGCTATAACATCGCGCAAGAGGTTTGCGAGCGTCTTGGCAAAAGACTCATAATCGCGGGCCCTGGCCAACCAAATGGCGGCTATGGCGAGTTCATCGGCAACATCGGCCCTGAAAAGCGAGCCGAGCTGATGGGCGGCGCTATTGCGTTGTTTGCACCGACTCTCTACATTGAGCCATTCGGCAATATCGTAGTCGAAGCTCAAACCTGTGGCACTCCAACGATAACAACTGACTGGGGCGCATTTACAGAAACCAACACTCATGGAGTGACTGGCTTCAGATGCCACACACTGGCAGATTTCGTGCGTGCAGCCGAGGACGTCAAGTCGCTCGACCGTGCGGCGATTAGAAAACAAGCTATCGAGAAATACTCGCTCGAGGCTATCGCGCCAAAGTACCAAGACTATTTTGAGCGGCTGTTGACCCTTTGGGACGACGGCTGGTACCAACTAGATGAAAAAGAAAAGGCTGCCAAATGAGCTTATCCAACAGATTGCGCAAGGCCAGCGAGCAACGAGCACAAAATCAGTTCGTCGAGCCGTTAGTGCCAGGCCGTCCTGCGTACGCAACCCCAGCTGGTGTTGATGTCAATGCAGACACCGCTATTCGCATGTCCACTGTTTATGCTTGTGTTCGTCTTTTGGGCGACACCATCGCCTCTCTACCGCTAGGCGCTTACGTTCGTCGCGGTCGCAATCGCATTCCATATGCCGCAGTGTATGGTTCTCAGCCAAACTGGATTAACAACCCAAACCCTGACACAACGCGGCTTGAGTTCTTTGAGCAAGTAGTCTCCTCTTTAAATCTGCACGGCAACGCTTTCATTTTGACAACTCGCGATGACATGGGCGATGTGGTTGAGCTTTATTGCATCAACCCACTAAATGTCCGCATTCGTCGCGCCACTCCAGATTCTGAAATCACTTATGAAGTGACAATCGGCATCAGCAACGCTGACAACAGCCTGTATGACAACATGCAAGCCTCTGAGCAAGCAATCAAAGTCATGACGCTGACAAAGCGCGAAATGCTACATATCCCGATGTTCAGACTTCCTGGCCAGCTCCTTGGTCTTGGCCCAATCGGCGCAGCCCGCATCACGTTGGGCTCTGCGATGGCAGCCGAGGTTTACGCAGCCAGCTACTTTGGCAACGCTGCAAACCCAGGCGGTGTCATTGAAGCACCAGGCGAATTGACTGAAGAGCAAATCACAGACATCGCTCGCAACTGGAACCTTTCACACACAGGTCCATACCGCGCTGGCAAACTCGGTGTTTTGACTGGTGGTGCTGCTTTCAGACCACTCACACTCAACGCGGCCGATGCACAACTTCTTGAAGTTCGTCGCTTTGGAGTTGAAGAAATCGCTCGTCTTTTCCGTGTCCCGATTTCACTGCTAGGGCACCCAGTAGCTGGAGCCATGAGCTTTGCATCAGTTGAAGCTCAGAACTTGTCTTTCGTTCAACACTCACTGCGCCCACTCTTGGAGCGCCTAGAACAAGCACTCTCACCTCTTTTGCCTGAGCCTGACGGCTTTATTAAGTTCAACCTTGATGCGTTGCTTCGCGGTACCACACTCGAGCGCTACGAGGCTTACACTAAAGGCTTAAACGAAGGCTTTTTGTCACTCAATGACGTTCGCGCTGTTGAAGACCTTAGCCCACTCGGCGAAGCTGGCGACCAATACAGAGTTCCACTGCAGAACATCGATGCATCAGACGCTAAAG